ACCTATCTGTGTCAGCTGCACCTCATGCTCCCGCTGGGCGCTGCTTCCGTAACGCTCCGCCGTGAGCTCTGCCGGGCTCTGTGGCACGCGGGCTTCACTTGGCCGCAGATCACCGACGCCTACGACGGCGACGGGCAGCACTGGGTATTTGAGTTCGAGGGCAAGGAGGCGCTGGGGGATGGCTAAGTTCTCCTCCGACGTCGGCCAGCTCATGCTGGACATGCAGCAGATCGCAGAGATCCCGGAGGACCTGATCGACGAGATGCTTCAGGCCGGCAGCAAGGTCGGCGTTGAAGCGATGCGCCGGTCACTGCGCCGGATGGGGCTCGTCAAGACCGGGCAGCTGATGAACAGCATCGTTGCAGTGCGAAAGACCGGGAAGGACGGGCGCATCTACTATCTGGCCTACCCTAAGGGGAGGCGCAAGGCCGAGCCGCACGTGCTCTCGGTCTCCAATGTTAACCGGGAGAATCCGCTGCACACCTACGCCAAGCCGCCGACTAACAACGACGTCGGCTTTGTGTGGGAGTTCGGAGCCCCGAAGCGCGGCATACAGCCGCGGCAGTGGATGCGCACGGCTAACGAAGAAAGCGCGGACGACGTAGTCGCCGCGGAGTTCAAAGTTTATGATGATTGGCTCAAATCCAAGGGATTCTGAGCCGGAAAGGAAAAATTATGAGCGATGCTCTCAGCAGTAAAAAACTCGTTCCTTTCGGTCTGCGTGACATTCTCTTCGGAGAATACCAGTACAACGACCAGACCGGCGCGATCACCTACGCAAACCAGACGGTACTCGGCCGCGGCATCACCGCCAACTTTGACCTGAAGTTTGCTGAAGGCCGCCTCTATTCTTCCGGAGCATTGAGCCGCTACAAGAAGAAGCTTACCGGCGGCACGATCTCTCTGGCGGTCGAGGCGCTGTCGCTGGCCGTTCAGGCAAGCATATTCAAGGCCGACACATCGGAGGTCGACATCGGCACCACCGGCAGCGCAAAGAAGATAACCGGCATCGGCTACGGTGAGAACACCCGCGGGCGCTACGTCGGTATAGCTGCATACGTCCCGGCCGACGACTCCGACGACTCGGACGCTTTTATCTGCATTTTCGTCCGCAAGGCGATGTTCGGCCCGCCGAGCATGGCCTACCAGACCGAGAACGACAGTATCCAGTGGACGACCCCGACCACGACCGGTGAATTTATCTCGCCAGACCGCAAGTCCGGCACGACCGCTCCGCTGATGATGGAGATCGCCGAGGTCGACTCGGAGACCGACGCTCTCGCATGGTGTAAGAAACAGCTCCAGATGACGGCGTGAGGTGAGTTATGGATATCCGAAACAAGGTGATGTACAAGAAAATCGGCGACGTAGAGTATGACCTCATTGCCGACTACAACACCATCATGGACATTCAAGCCGAGATGGGAAACCTCAACGCTTTAATTGATGGAACCGCGTATCTCCGCGTTGCGGCAATAGCTCTCACCTCTATGCTTAACGGGTGTGCTCATAGGCACCATTGGCCGCAGCACTTTGACATCCACGATGTTTCTAAGTACATGCCGCCTATCTCTGACTTCCCTGCCGCGGTTAATGAAGCAATGGCAATTGTCAGATTCGTCCGCCAGGCCATTATCAAAGACGATGAAGTCGAGACCCAGCCCGAAGGGAGCGCCGAAAAAAACTGAGCTCCGGCACACTGCCGGAGCTGAAAATTGATTTTGCGCAGGCTCTCGCCGTCTGGCTGACGCGGTTCAACGGCACGGAGGAAAGCTTCTGGTATGGGCTCTGCCCGCGCCGCCTGAACGCGCTGTGTGAGGCATTGCTTCCGCCGGAGCTCCCCCAACCGTTCCAGAGCCGTGATAAACCGTCTGCGCGTGAGTTCTTCCTTGGAGGTGAGTAAATGGCGACACGCAAAGTAAATACCGAGTTCACGGTCACCGGTGAAGAAAAGCTCAGACGGGCAATAACCGAGATCAACAACGGCGCGAAGGTGCTCAAGTCCGAGATGAATAAGCTCACTGCCGAGTATGACGGCAACACCGACAGCGCCGAATTTTTAACCCAGAAATACGACATCCTCGAGCGTCAAATGCTGACGCAGAAGGACAAGGTCGAGGCTCTTAAGCAGGCCGTCGCCGACTCCGCTGAGGCCTACGGTGAGGCTGACTCCCGGACGCAGAACTGGATAATCCAGCTCAACAACGCCGAGGCCGCGCTCGCCAACACCTACGGCGAGATGGAACGGACGCAGACGGCCATTGAGGGTATGGACGGCGCCTTAGACGATGTGTCCGGCTCGACCGGCTCGGCCGCCGAGGGCATGACTTCTCTCGGCGATGTTCTCGACACCGTCGCTGACAAGCTCGGTATCAAGCTGCCGGACGGTATCTCTAAGTTCACCGGCGGGCTCGGCAAAATCCCAGCTTCCACTGCCGCGGCGGCAGCCGGCGTTGCCGCGGTCGTCGCGGTCGTCATTAAGCTCGAGAAAAAGCTGATGGACGTCACCAAGGAGACCGCGGCAGCGGCTAAGGCGCTTGAGGCGCTGTCCTTGCAGACCAGCGTCAGCACGACGGACTTGCAGGCTTTCCAGTATGCCGAGGATTTTATCGGCGTCAGTTCCGACCAGCTCGCCGATTCGCTTAAAGACTTAACCACAAAGATGTCCGACGCGGCGAACGGCAACGAGGAGACCGCCGCGAAGTTTGACCAGCTCGGCGTATCCATCTACGACGCACAGGGCAACCTCCGCAGCTCCTATGACGTGTTTCTCGACGTGATAGACGGACTCGGCGAAATGAGCAACCAGGCAGAGCGCGACGCGCTGGCCATGAGTCTTATCAACGAAAGTGCGCAGCAGCTCAACCCGCTTATCGAGCAGGGTTCCGGTTCGCTGAAAAAATACGCAGCCGAGGCCGAGAACGTCGGCTACATCCTCAGCAATGACCAGCTAAAAGCGCTGACCGCCGTCGACGAAGCACAGAACCGGCTGCTGAAGTCTCAGGAGGCCGTCAGCAAGCAGATCAGCGCAGAGTACGCGCCGTATATGTCCGACGCTCTCAATGAGACACGCGAGCTTATAGAGAAGGTCGGCACAGCGCTTATCGACTCCGGCGCGGTCGAGGCGTTCGGTTCGATACTGGACAGCGCTGTCTCCCTGCTTGAGCCGCTGGGCGATCTCACCGCTGATATTCTCCCCCCGTTGGGGACTCTGCTGCAAGGCATTGCCGGGACGCTGGCATGGGCAGCAGATACAATCAATCTGATCGTCGGCCTGCTGACGCTCAACGGCGACCGCATCAGCACCGCGCTCGGGCTCAACCCGAACAAGGCATCGAACATCCAGAAGGCGCTCTACGGCGCGGACTATAAGACCGAGAGCTACTACGACTCGACCGGCAACTACTACGACCCGACGACCGGCCAGTGGACAGGCAACTACTTCCACAACGCCGGGGGCAACGACAACTTCCCCGGAGGGCGCACGAGGGTCGGCGAGAATGGCCCGGAGACCGTCTACCTGCCGCAGGGTACGGTCATCGCCAACGCGCAGGAGACGCGCGCTGACGGCGGCTACGACGCGCCTGTCAACGTCTACATTGAGGCGCGGACGATTCAGGAGTTTAACGACATTATTGAGATAGTGCGCGACGCCCAGCGCGTCCGCCGGATGAAGGGAGCGCCGAGATGAGCACGACACTGACACTGACCGCGAACAAGTCGGCGGCGGTGACCAAGGTTTGGGGCAGCAACAACGTACATTCTGGCGATATCTTTAATCTCCCCTGGTACAAGTTCAGCGATAATACCAATTATACCTACTATAACATTTTTGTCGGATTTGCTTCAGCCGCCGCGGCATATCGGTTTAAGCCTATAACCGCTGGACAACTTGACGTCACCTTCAACGGCTCCAATGCCATCGGTCGGTTCTACTTGTTTACCCTGGCAGAATCTTTCTCCGAGGACTCTGTCAGCTACGACGACGAGCCGTCTGCTTTTGAGACATCTTCTGTCGCCTCGAAAGCTTTTACGTCAGCCGTCTCTCTTCAGTCTTGGGCGCAAACTCTGAACAGTGCTGCCGTGAAGAGAATAGCACTGAACGGTCTCAAGCTTAATTCATCATTCAAATACGACCTGTCCACTCAGGACGCTGCTTTTCTGCTGTGTTCCTCGCGGCATGCGTCGACACCGCCTACACTGGCCATCACGTTCGGGGATGCAGATGCTGTCCCGGTCGCCGCAAATACGACGCCAGCAGCTGGCGCAGTGGTCAACCGAGCCGCGCCGGTCCTTTTCGCAGCAGATGTTTCTCAAGGTTCGGCTGTCACTTTAGAGCAATTGGCACCGACCAGCGCGACACTGCAATATCGTAAAAAAAGCGCAAGCTCCTACTCAGCGGCGGCAGCAACCGTGTCCGGAACATCCGCATCATGTACGCTTCCAGCAAATACGCTGACCGACTCCGGAGCTTATGAGTTCCGGTTTGTCGGCACGACCAATTCCAGCGCATCCTTCACGACTGATTGGCAGGAGTTCTCTTCCGTCGACACCATCCCCGTTGCGACGCCGCTCAGCCCCGACAGCTCCCTCGAAGACGGCACACAGGCAATCACATTCCGCTGGACTCACAGCAACGAGAGCGGCAGTGCGCAGACCAAGGCAGAGCTACAGAAGAGCGCTGACGGCAGTGCATGGACAACGCTCGGCACTGTGACAGGCGCATCCAACGAGTACGCCGCCCCGGCCGGTACATTCACCTCCGGGACATGGTACTGGAGAGTACGCACTTACAACCTCGACGGCGCTGCCGGAGGGTGGAGCGCCGCGCTGTCGTTCGTAGTCGTCGCGGGCCCAACCAAGCCCGTGATCGTAGTCAAGGACGCTTCCCCGCGGCCTCTCATAAACTGGCAGACCAGTGAACAGAGCGCCTACCAGCTACAGCTTGACGACATCATAGATGCCACCGAGTACGGCAGTGAGAAGACGTGGCGCTGCCCGGTCTACCTCGACGACGGGGCGCATACATTCCGCGTCCGCAGCCAGAACAGCTATGGACTGTGGAGTGAATGGGGCAGCGCGACCTTTACCGTCAGCCACACCGCGGGCGGGGCCGTCGTACTCACGGTCGACGCGGATCACCGCGCAGAGCTGTCATGGAGCTACGCCGGGAGCTGGACTGAGTTTGTGATCTATCGCGACGGCGTCG